GCGGGTTGCGGCTTGTCGTCTGTTCCATCGGGCGCAGGCGGGCTGTCCGTGCTCGATGATCCGAGCGACGGGAAGCCGAACCCGAACGGGTCAGCACTCACCCCAAGCGGCTGACCATTAAACAGCAACTTGTCGGCCATTGGGTCGTCGGACTTCGCAAGGCCGCGCTCCTGGCGTGCCTCGTTGATCGTCAGCATCCCCGAACCCGTATCGAGCCGCAACATCTCCGCTTCCATCTTCTCGTCTTTGGTCACAAGCGGGTCATACGCAAACGAGTACACATCGGGGTCGAGCCCGAACATCGGCAGCAACCGCTCGTTCTTCTGCGCCGCGTCGTGCTGCAAGGCGGGCTCGATCGTGCCGCCCAAGAACTGATCGGCGAACCCGACAAGGGCACCGTTGTACGTCGCACCGCCGGGGTCGTTCATGGACTCGTTGTGACCGAACGCCTCGCGGATGATTCGCTCGGCTTTGTCCTGCTTGGGGAGACTGAGAATGTCCTTCTCGCTGAAGGTCAGGGTTTGTAGTTTCGCGTCACCCTTGACGAACAGCCCCTTGTGCCAGTTGGCCGCGCCCCGGAACTTGGACGCGAACCGCTTCTCAAACTTCTCGACCTGCGCATCGGTGGTCATTTCGGGGACGCTCATCATGAAGTCTGGGCGCATCCCGTTCTTGGCGAGCGAAACGTCGTGAACCAGCGTATCGGTAATCAGATCGACATAGGGTAGAATCCCGTGCATCGCACCCATGCCGTACAGGGGCGAGTACAAGGACGGTCGGAGCTTGTAGTGAATCACCTCGTCTGGCGTGTACTGTCCCCATTGTTCGTTTGACCTCCCGTAGAAGTACCCGACCTCACCGCCGTCGCTGACCGTGACGCGGACAAACTGAGCGTACAACGGTGAGAGCTGCACCGGGGTCGACCCCTGAAACAACACCTTGTCATAGGCGTTGCCGCATACAAAGTCGTAATACCAACGAAGCCACGTCAACGACTCGCCGGGGAACATCGGGTTGGGCTTGCTGATGAGGTCGAGAATCGAGTGGTCGACGACCTCCTGCATCTCGGCACCGCCGTTGGTGAAGTCGGCCAGTTTCTGACCGTACCGCCCGCGTTTCATCCGCTTGGCCTCGATCGACTTGGAGCCGAACACCTGACCGCCGCGCGTCGTCGTGCGTGCCCCCGCCCGCTTGTACAGGCGCAGAACGCCCGCCGTGCAGACGGTCGCGTTGAGTGCCGCGCAGCTGTGGGCGACACCGAGCGCGTGCTGTAGATACTCCTCAATCTCAGGGTTGCGGGAGTAGTGCGTCTTGAGTCGTTCGCGCTGGGTGATCGTCTGATCGACCCAGGGCTGATCGACAATCTGCCGTTGCTTGGGTGCGGCTTTGCGTTTCAGTATGCCCATTATCCGGCCTCCACATACAACGGCCTTGCGTCCGCTTCGTGCTTGATTCGTTGGGTTGCGATTTGTGCGTATTCGGGATCGAGTTCGATGCCGATGTAGTTGAAGCCCTCACGGACGGCGGCCTTGCCTGTGCTGCCCGATCCGTTGAAGGGGTCGAGGACGGTGCCGTTGGGCGGGGTGATGAGGCGGCAGAGGTAGGCCATGAGGTTGGTGGGTTTGACGGTGGGGTGGTGGTTCTTTCTGGTGGGTGTGCTTATCGGCTTGCCGTTGCCTGCCAATCGCCCGCCGTCCACAAGGTTTCCTTGCATAGAGCCGCACGCGACATCCTGCCACTCCCTCAACCCCCCATCCCGATCCCTCTTACTCGCCTTCGCACAGTAGAAGTACCGGCTCGCGTCACCCATGCCAGCGGTCGCCTCGTCGCTGCCGTCGTGGATGAGGTTGGCGGGGAAGCGGCCAGCGTTATGCACAGTTCCGCATACAGTTCCGATGTCTGACCCATAAACATCCGTTCCCTTATATCTATCGCCTTGTGGCAGATTCTTGTTGGCGCTGTATTTCTCGCCCCACTGAACAAGCGAATCGCCATCTCCAATGCCCACCCGACACTCATCCACATTGATCGCCCCCGTACCCCACTCCAACACATTCGCCGCGACCGTGCCCTTGAACGGCTTGCGTGCCATGATGATCGGCTCAACGGCGGGCTTGAGTGCGGTGCCCCAGCCGTCCCACTGCCGGGCTTGGGGGGTTGCGGGGGCGGTGATGCTTCTATGTCCCTCCCCGTCTACACCAACAAACGGCGTGCTTCCATCGCTTCGCGTTCTGTTTGCTGAATGCGGCGAGAACCCCACTACTTCCCGCTCCGCCCCCGCCGCCTTATCAATCGCCTTGCTCACATTGTGCGACTTCGGAAACCCAGACCCGTACACCCAATGAATCCGATCGCGTATTTCCCAGCCCGCGTCCTCAATCGCCACCGCCAATCGGTGAACCATCCGAGTACCGCCGAACGCCAGCAGGTGAGCGCCGGGCTTGGCAACCCGCAACGCCTCGGCCCAGAACTCCTCGCCGGGCACGCCCTTGTCCCAGCCCTTGCCCATGAACGACAGGCCATAGGGCGGATCGGTGACAATCGAGTCAACGCTGTTCGCGTCCATGCCCGCCATGACCTCACGGCAATCGCCCTGTATGACGCTGAATCCTTCAGTCATCAAATCCCCAATCCGGGTTTTTCCGTTGTTCATCGAAGTAGTTGCCGACCGGCACCGACTCGTGCTTGGCTTCGGGGTCGCTGCCCATGACGCGCAGGCCGCGCTGTTCCATGCGCCAACGGGTCACATACCGAAGCGGGTCCATCGCGTGATCGTTCATCTTGCGGGGCTCGTCCTTGAGCCCGTCGCGGTTCGCCGCCCACTCGTATGTCTCAAGCTCGCGTATGACATCGGTGCAGCACGGGTCGATCGACACGCCGCCATTGGCAAGCAAGGTCTGGACAAGGTTGATGCCATGAAGCACCGAGCCCTGCCCCTTGTCGCACGGCACCGCCCGAATACCGTCCTGCTGAAGCGAGAGGATTAGGTCTTTGGCCGCGCTGTCCACCACAACAAGCGGGTCGCTGTTGCTGATCGCGCGGATCGCCTTGCGTTTCTGGTCGCTCGCCATGCCTGTTTCGTAGACCTGGCGGGAGATGTGCAAGTGATCGTCTGGCCCGATTCGGAAGTCAAGGGCACAGAACGGATGCACAACGCCGTCGTCAACGCCGATGAGCTGTTCCCATCCCGTTGTGTCCATCGCCCGCACATGCCGATCGCGGCTGAACTGCGGGTAGATCAGGCCGTCCGTACCGCACCACTCGCCCAGGAACATGCGGCGGTAATAGGTCGTGCCCGCGTGCCGCTCGAACGATTTGATGTACCGCTCAGGCAGGAAGGTATTGTCGCTGGTCTTGGTGAGGATGATCCGGCAATCGTCGTCGGGCACTTGCTTCTCAGGGCTCAGGCCCATCATCTTCGCGTACCAGTGTGAGGGGGTCGCCGGGTTGGTGAACGACATGACTTGCATCGGCTCGCCGTCGATCTCCATACGAACGCGGTCGTCGATCGCGGCGTAGTCCTCGAACGATAACTCGGTCACTTCGTCGATCAGGGCGAGACTCAGGTTCATCGAGCGAACCGCCTCGGGTGTCTCAACCCCGCTGTACAGGATCGAGCCCCCGCCGTTGAGTTTGATCTCACAGTCAACCTTGTTGTGTGTGTACGAGCCGTGAGGCAGCACGGGCGGGGCCTTGCCGTCACCCTCGATCATGGTCTTGAGCGTGGACTTGCGGAGCCCCACAAGCGTCTTGCGGAATAGACCGGCACGGGCGGTCGGTCTGCCCGCGCAATGGATCAGGGCTTTGATGCAGGCCGCACGAGACTTGCCCGCACCCACCGCGCCGGAATAGCCGACATGCCGCTCGGTTGAGAACAGGGCAAGGTCTTGCTTGGGGAGGAGTTTGTGATGGGTGTTAGTCATCGGCCTCCGAGTTCGGCCTTTCAATCGTGATCTTCAACGGAGCGCCACCGCTGCCGCTGTGCTCCAACTTCTGTAGATCGCCGTACACCTTCGGCTTCCGCTTGCCAGCGAGCCACTTGTACCCGTCGATAGACACGCGGGCACCCTCGACCTTCGTGCGGTCAACCGGGTTCTCGCAAGCACGGGCGATGTCCGCGATTCGGTCGGCGTACCAGTCGCCCTGGTCCTCTCTCGCGCGCGCGTACTTGACACGGAATCCGTCGTGCTTATCCTCCCTGAGCCACCGCATAACGGTTTCGTAGGCCGGTGCGTCCTTCCTGCGTTCGAGCAAATCCATGAGTGAATCACCCGACGCGATGCCCTCACAGATGTAGTCCGCGAGTTCCTCGGTGTATTTTGTTGGTCTGCCTACATTAGCCATTGCTAACCCCTAAACACTGTCCATAGAATCCCATTGGTTTCATCTTGATCTTGTCCCGTCTCGATTCCTCGAACGGTTCCCTGACAGATTGCCAACCGAGAAGTTCCAGTCGGTGTTGGTCGTGTCGCCGCCATAAGTGATGCCGGTTGCGATCGCTTGGAATGCCATGCTTGGCAGGTAGATGTAAACGGCACCCGTCACACCTGACAACGACAACCCGGTGAGTTGCACTTCGGTCTTGTCGCTGATGTTCACGGTCGCGTCGGCTGCGGTGATCGAGTCGAGCACGGTGTCGTCGCTGACCCGGCGAAGTTCGATGACCTGTGACCCGTCGCTGATCTTCATGTTTTCGCTGAACTGCATGGCAATGACCTGTGCATCACTCACGCCCGATGCGTCGTCGCTGGGCGTGCGGTTGGCGACGGTTGGGGCGGCTGCTGTTGAGTCCACCGCACCGGCTGGTTCGCTGTTACCCGGTGTCCATGCGATTCCGTAGAGGTCAGAGAAAACACCGTTTGGTATGCTCGCGTTGCCCGCCCCGGTCACTTGGTAGGTTGAGTCAACAGTCGTCGCTGCGAACGTGGTTGATGCGGTTGCAGCGTTCGATGACCAACTGGCCTCGCTGACGTTGGCCCCGTTGATGTTGCCCGCGATAGTGATGTCGCCGGTTGTCTCTGAGTCTTCGGGGAGCCAACAATCGGTGATGATTGCTGACGCGGGCTGACCGTCGATGCTGAGACTCCTGATCGCACCGCTGGTGTTTCCATCGAGCGAGAACACGACGTTGCGGATGTCGATGTTCGCGGCCATGTTCGCGGCGCTTGTACCGTCGAGGTCGCCGAACACTGTTGCCGTTTCGTTCAACCCCTCGTCGGCAGCATGGCACAAGACGTTGGAAATGAAGAACCCGCCGTCTGCGGTTGCATCTCTCCTGATACCAACGCCGCCGCCAAAGTCACCGCCTGTCGGCAGCCCTGACCCGATGCCCCTGCACACCGCATCGGTGACAAGGTTGGACACGAACGCGATGTCGCTGCTGTCGTATACGTCGATGCCATTGCACACGTTGTTGCTGATTCGGGTGCCGAGTGCATCGCCGGAGTCACCGCCACAACTCATTTGTGTGCCGCCGAAGCGGTTGCCGTACACACTGGACTTCCCGCACGCCTGCAACCTGAACGGGTTCTTGCTTGAGTAGTTGAGACTGATGAAATCGTTATAGAGTACTGTGACTGTGTTGGTGCCACAACTCATGCGGCATGGTCTTTCGGTCGATACACCACCGCACCCACACCCGATGGTTGAAGAAGTAAGGTCTCCGAAGAACCCGAACGCATACCGCCAGCATTTAGGGTTGCTTTCGAGGCATCGGATCGCGGCCACGCGGTCGGTCGAGGCGAATGTCTTTTCGATGAATCGGTAGGTGTAATCGGCGGTGCTTGCGTCGATGTCGATGTCTGCAAGGCACAGGTCAATGAATGCTGCCCCGTCCCAATCGAATGCGTCGATGCCGCCCTTGAGAACCAGGTGAGCTTTCGCCCCGTCTGAGTACCCGGTGATGTTTACTTGTGTGCCCGTGCCCGCGTTGGCTGCGGACGTTGCGAGCTGGATGGTGTTTGTCGCACCCTTGATGACGTAGTACACCGTGTCAGCGGTCAGCCCTGCGGGGATGCTGCCCTCGTCGCCGGTGTAGAGGATTGGGTCTTCGGTTGCACACGCCGCGTAAAGTGCTGCCGACACCGTGATGTTGTCGGTCGCGGTGTCGATGTCGCCGCCACTTGACGGGTCGATCTCATCTCGAACCGCCTCCGAGTGGAGCAGGTTGAACCCCCGAAGCGTTCCGCGTCGTGTCGTCACACCGGATTGCCCCACCTTGAATACGGGCGTGCCAACAGGCAGCGAGTCGCATTCGATGTTTGGTTTGGTCGCACCGTCCGCCCAGCGGAATACAGAGTTGATGCCCTGAGCGACGGGGATGGATTGAGTCGGTGTGTAGGTGCCCGATGTCACATCTACACAGATACCGTCAATCTCTCGGTCAGCGAGTTTGGAGTAGATGTCGATGTCGCTGATCGCGTCACCACTGGCACCACTGCCTTCGTTGAGGAGCTTGAAACTGAAATCCTTCCAGATAAAGTCTCCGCTGTCAGAACCGCCCACACCCCAGCCAGCCAGCCCGAACTTGGTGTTGCCGGAATAGGTTGATGTGGTGTGCGTGAGTTCGAGGTCGCCGTCTACATAGACATTGATCTCGCTCCCGTCGTCTGTTACTTTGAGAACATAGTCAGTGGCTTGGTCGACTGTGAACGCGGATTCGGCAAGGACTGACGTGCCCGACCTGTTCACGATCTGTACCTTGTCCCCGCTCTCGTTGAGGCCAACGATCAGCCACGACGCGCCGCCTCCATACCGCAGCGCCATTCCATTAGCAACAGTCTCCGACGCTGTGAATCGCACCGTTGCCTCAAGTACGACTTCTTCAATGCCGAGGTCAAGGAACGTGACGGCGTGGCCCGCTCCATCCTGCGTCAAGACCTGTGCCGCACCGGAACCGTCAGTCTCGAACGCGGTGCTACCGTGTGAGTCAAAGACAAACCCGTAGTAGTTCTTGTCGGGTGCGATGCTCTCAAGGTTGGTGGATGCAGAATCGTCGAATGCTGTTTGGTAGACCTCGCCCTCGGTGTTGCTCGCGGCTGCGTCGATGTACAACCGCGTATAGTTGCTCAACGCACCGACCGCCTGACTCAACGATGAGTCTGTGTCGGTGTCCACGCCGTCTTGATCGGTGACAGTGAAATCACCAGAGAGAGTGCCGGTGTCGTCACACAAGAACGGCAAGTCCCATGTCTCAGATTCTGTGAGGACATCGACCGCCGATGCGAGGTCTGCTTTGTACCCGTTGGCGATGGTCGCACCCGGCCACTTGGTCGCGTTCCATGTCATCGTGCCCGGTGCGGTCAGGTTCCACTGCGGGCGTTGCTTCTTGACGGGGCCAGCCGCACCCGATGACGAACCACTGAGCCACACCAGTGACTCGACATAGACCGAGGCACCGGAGTTGGTGAGGATAGATTGTGATGCACTGATCGGCATTACGCGGCCTCCATGATTTCGAGCAGTCGCGGTGCGATCGCTTGCATGTTCTTTGTTTGTGTCTCTGCGTGATGCGGTGAGTTGAGGTCAACCCAAACGCCGATCGTGTCGATGCCGGGCAAACGCGAAAGAATGGGGAGCGCCCATCGTGCGTACATCTCGGCTTCGTGTTCGTCGAGCCGGTACGACGGCCAGAGCCAGGGAATCACCCGCTTGCCGTACTTGGACAACACGCGGAAATGCGATTCGAGTTGCCGCCCGTATGCCTGAATGTTGCTGATGCGGAGTTCGCCCTGCGGGTAGCAGTGAAACCAGTGCCAATCAAGCGACTCGGCGAAGGGGTCGGCGGTTGCGATGCGCTGCTTGTCGGTGCTGATGATCGCACGCTTAGGCATCACGGGTGTTCGGTACGCGCCGAGAGGCAGGCCGTCCGTCGCTTCCTGTATGCCGCGCCTGATCTGCGCCAGCACTTCGTTGTCCGCGTCGTGGTATCCGTCTGAGAGTTTGTCGCCGAGCCATGTGGATCGCTGGCCCTCGATGGTCTTGTCCGGTTCGTAGTCCATTAAGCAGTAGGTGTACGGCTTGGGCTGGAACCCGTCGTCGAGGCGTACCCGCGTGTGGTGGTACTGCTCAAGGGCGATGTGGTCGGGTGTCAGTTCGGCGAGCAGTTCGTCGGGGTATGTCTCACCCCACTTGCCGTTCGCTTGAAAGCACAACTCGGTGCGCGGCTCAAGCCCAGCGTCAACAATGCCGCGCTGCCAGAATGCTTCTTGCAGGTCGAGGCGATCTTTGTTGCCGGGCATGGCGAGCAGGAGTTTCATGCCTTCACCCCCATCTGCCCGGTCAGGTTGGCGAGACTGATCTTGACGGCCACGACCTCGGCCTCAATGCGGCGCTGGTCGTTGCGGAGTTCGAGCATGTGCTCGCGGTGCTTGGCCTTGATCTGCTCGATGTCCTTCGCGTTTTCCATCGAGAGCATCCGGTTCTTGTACACGAATACGATCATGAAACAGAACGCCGTCATGATGCTGATGACGACTGATACCGTCTGCGCTGTTTCGGTGAAGTTCGATGCCGCGTTCGGGGTTGCCGCCGCGAGTTGAACAATGGAACTAATCACGGCGTTTCCTCCGGCATAACGTAAAAACTCCGAAGGCGCATGGCCATGTCAGAAGCGTCGAGGATTGCTTTGATCTCATGGCGATCGTCAGGGTTCGTGATAGTGTCGCGTGCTTGAACCTCCGCCGCCCGCGTGTGGATTTCGTGGAACATCGCCCGCATGTAGGTGTCGATGCGCTGTGCGTTTTCGAGGCGTATCTGGAGCATGTAGGTGTTTTGGAACCGTGACCCGTACCAGATGAGCACGCACAGAATGGCGATCGTCCCGGCGATGAACAACCACATCGCTCGCTTGACGAGAACGCTGGTGTGTTCGCTGGCGCATCCGATCGGTTTGGCATTGTGATACACACTTATTCCTGATAGCACGCGGCGTAATCAGTGCAGTAGGTGGCCCATGCCGTTGCGGGCGGCACGCCGTCGAGTAGTGAAATGCGGTAGAGCAGGTAGGCGAGTTTGATACATTGGAGCTGATCGTTGTTCGACCCGTCGCGCGGTGCCTTTGCGGGCTGGGGCGCGGGCGTGTCACCTGACTTGGACTCAAGTGATTCGATCCGCTTCTCAAGTTTGGCGACGATACTGCACATGGATGCTCCTACAGAAAAAACCCCGCCCCGCTTTGACACGGGACGAGGCGAAAGGAAGGGTCTGTTAAACTTTGTTCTTGGCAACGGCCTTCTGGATCGAGGCCGGGGCACCGGCGAAGTGTCGCCCAAGTGTCTCGCCCGCCGCGCCCATTCGGATCGCGTCTTTGAATGCTGGGTCTGTGTCGGCTGCTCGCTGAACGCCCAGCGTCACGAACTCCGCGCCTTGCTTGCGACCCCGGAACAATCCGAGAATCGTGCCGGCGATGCCCGCCGTAGTGCCGCCGCCCAGGATCGCGGCGAGAATACTGAGCCCGCCGTTGATCGCGTTGCTCGCGTCGCTCTCGCCCTTCTCGGCTTGGAGCCGCCACTGAACAGCGAGGTCGTCCATGATGTCGGCAATCTCGCGGGCCGCGTCGGGTGCGTTGTCTGCCACGACGAACGCCTCGTCTACCTCGTCTTGCAACGACGCGGGTACATACGAGCGGATCGCGTCAATCAGGTCGGCGTGCGTTGCTTTGCCCTGCTCGACTTGGGTGGCGACCTCGCGGACACGCTCGGCCCCGTCTTCAACACGGGTGGCGCTATCACGCAGAGCAGACGCGGAGCAACCCGCAAGCACGAAGGCCAGCGAGAGGGACAGGACGATCAGTTTGGTACGGGATTTCATGCAGACAACTCCTTCATTGCGAAGGAGTCGGCGGTTGGTGCCCGTATTGTAGTTGTTTGCGCGTCGTTCGGTTCGTGCGGGCTGGAAGATTTCGTGTTATTTTCGGGGCGGTACGAACACTGTCCGTACATCGTCAGTACAACTACGCCGCGAGATTACCCACAAATGGGTGGTTTATTCCACTTCTGGTACACTGGTTTGTATTATATGACGACGCGGCAAGACCAGATTGTCGCCAATGATTCCGCAACTTCACACACACCCCCCACTTCAGACGACAACCAAACGCCTACCGTCCGCGTGTTCATTCGGCATGGAACCCACCCCGTTCGGGTGGAGTGCGATCGCCCCCTAAATATCGAAATAGTATTGACTTACGACGACGAATCAGGTAGCGTCCCAGACATGAAAGCCCAATCAATCGGCTGCGCCGGTTGGGGCGAGATTCTACATGAGTGGACTCAGGATGCCCACACTAGACAGCTAGGCGCAGACCACATTGCCCGCATCCCCCGGATGATAAACCGCTTGCGGCAGGCGGTCGCGGTGGATAACCTCGCCGACATCGACCGATCAATCATGCGGGGATACCTTGCCGACCTCTCGCAGACCGGCGCGAAGGGCAAGCCGCTCACACCAAAGACCATGCGGAACACGATCGCGGGATTCTCCGCGTTCTTCGATTGGTGCAAGCAAGCGGAAATGGCACCGGCATCCTGGTCGAACCCGTGCGACGGGATCAGACTGCCCCGGCTGCAAGACAACCCCCGCCGGGCATTCACTCAGGATGAAGTCATCGCGGTCTTTGAAGCCGCCAAACTCGACGAGTTATCAGACCAACACGCCGCGACATCGGCTGACGGGCTGCCCAAGATGCGGTCAGGGCTCTACTGGCTGCTCGCCTGCACCGGCCTACGCATCGGCATGGCCGAGCGTCTACGGGTACGGCACCTATCGCTTGGGGGCTCGGCTCCGTGCGTCTACGTCCCCGCCACCGGCACCGGCAAGGAACGCAAAGCACGCACCGTGCAGATCAGCGCGTTCGACGCGGGCATCCTGCTGGACTTCCTGAGCCGTCACCCCCGGCACCCCGGCCCCGACGATCTGCCGTTCGAGCGACCCCACCCCCGCATCCTCTACGGGGACTGTGAGGCCGGCGGGGTTGAGCTGCAAGACCAGTCAGGACGCTGGCTCGGCTTCCATTCCTTCAGGCGATTCCACGCGACGCAACTGCTCAAGATGAAGATTGACCCGAAACTTGTGCAAAAAAGACTAGGCCACGCCCGGCTCGACACGACCGTTAAACACTACCGGGACATAGACTTAGAGGAACACGCCGAAGTGGCGAGGGAGTTGGGAGATAGTTTTTCTGCGAAAATGCCTGTCATCCCCTTGACACCGAGGGGGGATATAACCGATACTGTGAACAGCAGTCAATCACACCCACTCGAATCTACAGATGGATGTGAGAACGACGACCCACGATTGGCTGCTACCAAATCGGGTTGTCTCTCACATCCTTCTGACTTGCCGCGATCAACGCAGGCGGGGCAGGATTCACGGGATGCTGAAAAGTGGAGGACAGGGGACTCGAACCCCCGTCCACCAAACGACAGCATTCTAGGCCAGGGGCCGATCGAAGAAGCGATCGTGCTGCTCGCCCGAATCCTTGACCGCCTGACCGATCGCCGCTGAGGAAGGCGAACGGAATGGTAACCAGACAATCAATCAAAAGCCCAACCGCGAATCACGAAACCCTTGCACTGCGAGCCGTGTTCATGCTGCTCGAAGTCGCCGGGTCAGGCGTGGATATCCGCGAAGTCGTCCGCGATGTCATCAACGGCGAGTGCCAGCGTGACAAGGCGGGGGCGGTGAACATACACGAGAAGATCAAGGCCACCGCGAACATGCTCTGTGATGCGGGCGACGAACTCGTTGACCTGTGGGGCAACTACATCGACGCGGGGTATGAACTCACGGACACGGGGGCAGGGCACAGTGATGAGGAAGTTCCTCATGACTCGTCATTGGGAGCCCTGCCCCCTGCGGTTCGTGCCCATGTCCAGCGTGCCCACGACCGCAAGGTCTTGGCGAAGGTGGCGCAGCACGATCCCGAACTGGCCGACATGCTCGCCAGCGAGATCGGGGGTGAGTCGTGAGTTACCCCATCGAAGAACAGTTCGCACACGCCGAAGCGATCCACCTGAGCGAGCCGACACGCACGACCGCCAAGCACGACACGATGCTCACCGCATCGCAGATCAAGCGGGTCATGCGTGAAGCACAGGAACGCGCAGCACGCGGGCCAGTCACGAAGTCCAACGGCTACTCGTTCGATCAGTGGTGCGATGAACTCACGCCGCATCTCGGCGGGATGATGGGCAAGCACAAGCTCGCTGAGATATACGAGCAGGATGATGAGCCCTGGATCGCAGACGACCGCGTGCGTGATTACGTCAGTTGAATGTCTTCTCTCTCCTCCTGCCTGCCTTGACCGGTGGGTGGGGGTTTCACACCCAACACGGTCAGGATTAACCACAACGAAAGGACGAACGATGAATCTGGCATTCGAGAAACACACGGGAGAAATGCCTACCAACCGCGCAGGGAGACCAGCAGGCGGCAGTAGGTACGCAGAGATTTTGGAATATGTCTATCGCAACCCAAGCGGGTACGCGAAGGTTGGGCCGCTGGAAAAACGAGAGATCAAAACACGCCAGAGTTCAATAGTAATCGCCGCAAAAAGAAAAGGCATGCTTGTCTCTACCTCAATCGTAGATGGTTGCCTCTACATCAAAGCAAAGCGGCCGCCGACCAAAGCATACGAACACTGACTCCCCGCGCCGCCTTTGAAAGAGGACGGCACGGTTTCTTCCCGCGTGACTGTGTTCGTTGTTGCGGGGTTGCCCGGCGTTCGGGCAACGAATCACGCCGATCGGATCGGCATCAATCGAGCGGTGGAACCGCGTACATGAAAGGACTGCTCACAAATGACCACCGCACGATTCAACCGTATCGCCAAGCCATTCCTCATCGGGGTATCCATTGGTGCCTTCGCCTGCATGATGTTCGCCATTGCTGGTTGCAGCACGGTGTCAGGGCTGGCGAAGGACTTGGGAGCCGCAAGCGATGGAATGCGGCAGGCCATGACTCAGGACGAGTGATACACCCCCCGCCTGCCCTTGATGGGGCGGGTGGGATTTGAAAGGAGCAACCATGTACGAAGATCAAGACAACCCGACCCCAGAGGAAATCATGCTCGGCTGTTTCGTGTGGCTCATCGCCGCCCTTGTCGTCGGCTCAATCGCTTGGTGGATTCTCTGAATGGCCGGAACCTGGATCATCATGAAGCACGACCTGCCCACATGCCCGGAGGTCAAGCGTATCACGCGGGCGACCGGGGCGGACAGCGTGGCGCTGACGGTAGGCCGCTTGTTCCTTGTCTGGACTTGGGCGGACACCCACACCGAAGATGGTCGGGTCGAGGCCGAACTCGCTGACATCGACGACGAGGCGGGCTGCGACGGATTCGGAGAGGCGATGGTCGCGGCGGGCTGGCTCGCCGTTGACGGCGCGGCGATTATCTTCCCCAAGTTCGGCGACATGAACGGCATGACCGCCAAGACCAGAGCGAAGGAATCCTTGAAGAAACAGCGTCAGCGGCGTTCAAAGGGGACACAGAGGGGACATGTGTCCCCCCCTTGTCCCGATGCACCGGGACAAACAGGGGACCATACAGCACAGCACATAACAGGACAGTCTAAAGAGATAAGTACGCACAAGACAAAAGGGGCAGCCGCTAAAGCGACTGCGGGGGGTGGTTCATCCAAATCGGCCAAGTTCGATTGGAGCAAGGCCCCTGAGAACATGAACACCCCCGCCGTGCGGGATGCCCTGATCGACTGGTATTCGTACCGGCGGCAGTCCAATCTCAAGAAATGGGCGAACGTCACGCTGCTCAAGACCCTGAACAAGTACGCGGATCGCGGCCCGCCCGCTCTTATCGCGGCAATCGACTACTCGATCAGCCAGGGCTATCAGGGCCTAGTCGATCCCAAGTCACGCGGCTCACCCAAGCCGCGCGTCAACGACGAACTGTCCATCAAACCAGACGACCCAGACGACAACCCGCTCGCGCACCTGATGCGTGAGAGCGAAAGGACTGCGGGATGAACACCGACGAAGCCAGAGCCAGCGCAGTACGGCAGGCGATCAACAACGGATTCCCACGCCGCCAGAGCGAAGCGTTCCTCGAACCCAAGTTCGACTACACGCAAGAACAGCGTGACGCGAGCAACCGGATCAAGGCACTCATACCCTGCGGCAGCATCATCGTGATTCGTGGCCGCGAGGGGAACGGGAAAACCCTACTCGCCTGCTCGTATGCGTTCGGCTGGAACCTGCGAGGGTACTCGCTCAAGTACGGCAAGGCGTTGTATTTCACGCAGACGCAACTGCTCAACGCACAGAAGAACTGGTACAGCGCGAAGTCTGGCGCAGAATCACCACTCGACAAGGCGCTCGAATGCGGCATCCTGGTCATGGACGAACTGCTCACGACGCACGAATCCAACCACGACCGCGACACGATGCGCGACTTGCTCAACCGGCGATACGCGGACAAGCGGACGACGATCTTGCTGTCGAACCTCGACAACGACGGGCTGGTCGCCGCGCTCGATCGCCCGATCCTTGACCGCATCCGCGACGGTGGCGGGCTGATTGAACTCAAAGGTAAGTCGTTGAGAGGCGGTGCAGCATGACAGGAGCATTGAATGAGTTGGCATTGTTCGCAGGTGCAGGGGGAGGGCTTCTCGCTTCCCACCTACTTGGATGGAATACGGTCGCAGCGGTCGAGATCGAGAAGTGCCCGCGAGAAGTCTTGCTGCAACGGCAACGCGACGGGATGCTCGACCAGTTCCCAATCTGGGATGATGTCTGCACCTTCGACGGCAAGCCTTGGCGAGGACTCGTTGATGTTGTTTCCGGAGGATTCCCCTGCCAAGACATCAGTACAGCGGGTAAAGGTGCGGGACTTGCCGGAGCCCGTTCGGGACTGTGGTTCGAGTATCTGCGAATCGTTGAAGAGACACGGCCTCGTTATGTCTTCGCGGAAAACAGTCCGGACCTGCGTACCAGAGGACTCGGCACCGTCATCGAAGGACTTACCGGCTTGGGGTATGACGTTCGATGGGGCGTGCTGGGAGCTTGGCATGTCGGCGCGCCGCACAAGCGAAACAGAATGTGGGTACTGGCCCACGCCAACAGCTGTGCAACGACCCAACGAGGGGAACATGCGGCTCGTGAGACAACGGGCACAGGCGGGAGAGATCAGCTGGGAGGAAGCGGAAGCGATGGTGGGGAAAGATGTGCGATTGCCGCACGGGAAGTTGAAGCAATACCTCGCCACCCCAACCGAAACGGCGAACCAACTCAGCCCCTCGATGATGAAGCACCCCGGATGCAGGGCGTGGCTTCCGACACCACAGGCATCCGACAACCGGGACAGGAGCAACCTCTCAACGCCAGCGATGCAAAGGCGGATCGAGAAGGGCAAGCAGATCAACCTGGGTATGTCGGTGTCCCACGAGTCTGGCAGATTGAACCCGCCCTGGGTCGAGTGGCTGATGGGGTGGCCGATCGGGTGGACAGACTCAAAGCCATTGGAAACGGACAGGTTCCAGCAGTGGCTGCGGCAGCATTCCGCATCCTGTCAGGCGGTGCAGCATGAACCAACACTGCCTCACCACCACCGACATGCTCGTTGACCTACTCGCGGAGTCGTACCCCTTGTGGTTGACACCGGCAGAGATTGTTGAAGAACTGCCCGCGTTCCGTTCACTGCAATCCACTCGGCAATCGCTGATGACGATGGTGCGTGACGGTCGGGTTGAAATGAGAACACGAGAACACGCGCGGTTTGCGCCGCGTGAATACAGAGCGAAAGGAATCGAATGAACAATGAACAGAACAACGGCGGGCCAGCGTTCCCGGTCAATCCGGGTGATAACGCATACGGCGGCACAACACCCGAATCCTTATACGGCATGACCCTACGCGATTGGTTCGCGGGACAGGCGGTTGGCCCGCTCATCGAACTGGCACACCGTAGCGACTCGATCAATGACGATATGCCTGTTCGCAAATCGACGATCGCTCGATGGTCGCGTGAGATCGCGGACTACCTCATCGCGGAACTTCACGGCGACACCGAAGCCGATCCGGAAGGAAGTGACAAATGACACAAACAACAACACTCATCCCGCCCGTCAAGTGGATACGCGAAGTCGTGATCGAGTACACGCATAGCGACCTCAAGACTTGGGAGTCACGCGGACGCTCAGACTCAGCCCTACGCGGCAAGCGGGCCATGTGCCTCATTGCACGCGAACGGCTCCGCATGTCAACACCGGAGATCGCGCGGCTGTGCTTCTGGCAGTCGCCCAACTCGGCAACGGAAGCGATTGAGCACGCGAGGAACAGCGACGAACTGCGTGAACTCGCCGATGCCCTGTACGCGAAAGCGGTGGAGATTCACGGATGAGTTACATCACACTTGGAATCCTGCTCGGTGCGTGGGCTATGGCCTGCGTGTGGTGGATCAGTAAGGCAATCAACGAACGGAATGGAGACACCGATTGAGTACACGCGAAATCAATCACGACTACGACGCGCACAACGACGGGCGAGCGATCGACTGGCGCGAGCATACCGGCCTGTGTTCAAAGATCGCACGCGGCATGACCAAGCGGAACCGCCTGCTCGAATCGCACTTCGAGGACATCGTGAACGACCTTCATGAATGCCTTTGGCAATGCACGCTGCCCGGCAAGTTCGATCCCACCAAAGGCATCCGCTTCTCGACCTACGCCTGTCGTGCGATGATCCGGCGATACCGTCAGATTTGCATGATCTATCTGGGGTACAACCCGTCGAACAAACACACCAACGCATACGCGCATTCGCTGAATGTGCCGTTGCGTCGTGGCGGCTCGATGGAAATCATCGACACGATCGAAACGCACGACCCCGATCCGATGCACGCCGACGACCTGCGTGTGTGCATGGAGATCGTCATGGAGATCGCTGGCGAGTACTTCGCTGGAAACATGATCGACGCAAGTTTCCGAGGACAAGGAAGTATCGTCCGCTCATACGGATCATCGGCCCGCAGGCAGACACGCAAACGCATCGAGGAAGTACGCGAAACCGACCCCGATCTGATTGAGCAGATCGAACTTGTGATTGGAATGGCATCATGAAAAAGACACGAACCGCACTATCGACCCTGTGTGTAATCATCGGCGCAGCCGGGCTTGCATTCACCCCAATCGCCCACAGGTGGATTCAACTTGAAATCCCTGTGGTGTTAGGTGATGAGTACGCCAAAGCCACCGACGATTTTGCGTATACGTCAACGTTTGTATGGATCGCATTCTTCATAGCAACATTTGTCTTTGGGGTTGGGATGATCGCCGGAGAGAGCGAAAGGAATGATTCATGATACCCACCAAGCGAACCCCCAACCCGCCGCCGAAACACGGCGTGCATCGCGGCATCCCGTTCGATGAGTACGCATCATGGGACGCGCTCAACGCATCGACGATCAGCCGGTTCCTCGCGTCACCCAAAGCGGGTGCGTGGTACTTGCAGGAAGAACCAGAGCCGCCAACCCCGGCGATGCAACTGGGTTCAGCGCTGCACGCCGCCGTGCTTGAGCCCGACGACTACGCCGAGCGAGCAATCCAAACCGACATCGGCCCGACCGCCGTGAAGGGGTACGAGGACTTCAAGGCCGAACACCATGACGCGATCATTCTGCGAAAGGGCTGGGGCGAACTCATCGACAGGATCGCCGGCGAACTCAACGCCCACCCGCGTGCGTCCAAGATTCTCGGCGAGCCCAACAGCGACCGTGAACTCACAATCGTTTGGTCAGAGAAAATCAAGTACAACGGGGAGCTTGTGGAGATACCCTGCAAGGCCCGGCTCGACCTTTTTTCAACGATGGTCGGTGCGGTGGTTGACCTCAAGAAACTACGCAAGGACGCGGGGATGTCTGACCAGTTCATGAAAGCAATCTGGAACTACGGGTATTACCTACAGGCCGCGTGGTACGCCCGCGCCGCTCAGCGTGGCGGGTTGAGCAAGGGCCGCCCGGCGTATGCCTGGATTTGCGTTGAGGAAACCCCGCCGCATGAGATCGACCTGTACCAAGCCGACGACGCGATGATGCGAACCGGCTGGAACGACTGCATGGTCGGGCTTCAACGCTACGCACAGTACCGAATCAGCGGCGAGGCGTTGGGCCGCTCAAACCGTATCGAAGAAATCAGTCTGCCCGCATGGGCGAAGGAAGGTGTGAAATGAAAGACAACGGAATCGTGAAGACAGAATCGCCCAAGCCACAGGTGCGGGTCGGCCAGAGCGGGCTAGTGCCCAGCAACTTCGAGGGGCTTTGGCGTATGGCAACTATGGTTGCGAACTCAGCGTTCGCGCCCAAAGGCATGTCAGGCCAGCCCGAGAACTGCATGGTCGCAATGGCGCACGGCCTTGAGGTCGGGCTTGGCCCGATGCAGGCGGTTCAGCGTATCGCGGTCATCAACGGACGGCCCGCGATCTGGGGCGATGCGATGGTCGGATTAGTGCAAGCGTCCGGCCTGATGGTCAAGTTCGTTGAGTCGTTCGACGGAGATCCCTTTGAGGACGACTACAAGGCCGTCTGCTGCGTCCGACGCAAAGAAATGGACGACGAGGCGTGCAGCACCTACAGCGTGGCTGACGCGAAGCGTGCGGGCCTGTGGGGCAAGGGTGGCCCCTGGACTCAATACCCCAAGCGGATGCTGCAAATGCGGGCGCGCGGCTTCGCGTTGCGTGACAACTTTGCCGATGTTCTCGGCGGCCTGTACATGGCCGAAGAACTCGGCGCGGTTGAGTCGTTCGACCCTGACAAGATGCAAGGCAAGCCCGCGAATCTGCCCACCCTCGAAACCGTCTACAGCGACGACGACGCGGCAGACGCGGACAAGCCGGTGATTGAACTCATCGACGAGGAACCGGAGATCGACCCTGACACCGGCGAGGTTGTTGGCGAGTGTACGGGTGAGGCGTTGTTTGGTGAGGGTGATGAGCAGAAGGGGTATGTGTGACCAACTCCCGCACCAAAGGCAAGCGCGGCGAACTTGACGCAAAGAACGCGATCAACGCCGCACTCGGCACCAACGCCCGACGCTCGCAGCAGTACAACGGCATCGGCAAGGGCGACATCGTTGACGCGATCCCCGGCGTGCATATCGAGGTCAAGCGGTACAAGTCGTTCGGGTGGTGGAAGCATGTCCAGCAAGCACGACGCGATGCAGAGAACAACGAGATACCCGCCGTGATGATGCGGCCAGACGGTGACAGGGACTGGTACATCGCTGTGCCTGTCAAGCGGTTGAGCGAGTTCGCGAACGCGGTGAAGGAGTCAGCATGAAGGCCAAAGCACTGATACAAGACCACCTGCGGAACAACTCGCTGTGCGAGGAAAACCCCGCACTGGCATACGAGCGCGGCATGACCGATGGGCACCGACACTATCACGGCGACCGCCTGACCTACGGCGAGATCGCACGACGCGCGAAATGGGATAGTTGGAAAGAAGGATTCGACAAAGCAATCGACATTGAAAGGAGCAAGGATGACAACGCACAAAGTACACAGGATGCACGCCAACAGTCTCAGGGCGTGGCGTGAACTCAAGCCGAGCAGCCGCCAGTACGCGATCTGCGAGGCGTTGCGCGAACGCGGGCCGATGACCGACCGCCAGGTCTGCACGGCGTTGGGTGCGGTTGATATGAACTACGCTCGCCCGTACATCACGACGCTACGCGACGAAGGCCGCGTGAAGGAAGTCGGCAAGGTAAAGTGCGAGACAACCGGCAAGATGGTTCGCTTGGTGAAACTTGTTGAAAGGACAGGGCATGACAACTGAACGAATGACTGATGAGCAGATGGATGCTCTTGTCCAAACACTAGAAGATGACGCAGCGGAACACAAAGAGTTCTTCCCGTCTGACAAGTCGTACCAGAATATGCACCGAGGGGCGATCCAAGCAATCACCCAACTCCGCACCGAACGCGACACCCTCGCCGCACAGGTGGAGGTGCTGCGGGAGGGGCTAGGGAAGATCGCTGCGAGAACAATACAGCCAAAGAAGCACAACCCCCAGCAGGACATGGCGTATCAACTCGACGGGTACGAGTCCATCGCCCTTGACACCCTCGCCAAAGCCGACGCGATGAAGGGGGGCAGCAATGACTGACCACAAAGAACTGCGGGAACGAGCGACGAAACTCTTGAGTAGGTATCCCACCCATGTGGACGGCGACCTCATCCGCGACCTCCTAACCGCACTCGACGAGCAGCAGAAGGTTCTTGATCGGTCGCCGGTTACTGCGGATGGGCTGCGGGTGCATCTCGGCATGACCGTGTATGTATGGGTAGCCGGACTCCAGAAGGTTGCAAGACGCACTGTAATATCAATAGGAGAAAGCGGTGGGCTCCTAAGTGCCGGTTCTCACGGGGCGCACGCCCACAGTTGGGGCGAATGCTACTCCACCCGCGAAGCAGCCGAAGCCGCAAAGGAGGTAGCCGATGACTAGGCCAACCGACGAGATCACCGGGAAGGTGATTGCGAAGCAGCATGACTGGCAGTATGAACCCCGCATCGAACACGGCACACCCAAACTACGAAAGATAGGTGGGCACAACGATTGGCGGGCACCCCTGAGCAACCTGACAGGCGACGACGATGTTGATTATGTAGCAGACCCCCGCGACGACACCGACGCTGCGTTGGAGTTGCTACATCACATCGGGCGTGAAATCAACAATAACGGCGTGATGCAGATCAATGCGAACGATGAGACAGATGCTTGGTATTTGTGGAACTACTGGAATGGTGACGACTATGGATACCTCCCCATCTCCGGCGAACCCTTCCGCTACGCAGTCGTCAACCTCGCCGCTGATGTGCTGGGGGTGGGGTGATGCGTGACTCACAGAAGGAAGCGATGTTGCACACCGCACTGGACATCGCATTTGATTTGCTCGGCGCTGCTGTTATCGGTGCGATCATCCTTGCCGGGGTGTTCCTCGGTGGACTCATATTTGAGGTATTGACATGACTAACCAACAAACCCTACAACGATTCGCCGCCGTGATACCTGTGTTGGTGGAGGCGGGGTGTGAAGAATGTCATTGGGGGATGGGCATTGATATGTACCTCAATAATCGAAGTGAGTGCACAAAAGACGAGCAGTCGCATTGGGAAGGACTTTACATCACCGTCCTCAAAGAATGGTTCCGCGAGAAGGTGGTGGTGTGGGCCTATAAACTTTGTGAAATACAACCACCAGAATACGATGGTGATACTTGGTTGTGGTTGGTTCATTCGGTAGAAGGTTCCGACCCCGACCCCACCGAAGCATACATCCAGTGCGCAGAGGCGTTGGCGAGGGTGATTGGGGGGAAGGGATGAAACGAAAAACCGAAGAACGCCTATCGCTGATCCTGCACTTCGCGTTGATGGTCTCGCTCGTGGCGTGGTTCGCAACCATCGTGTACACCATTTGGACAGTATCGGAGTTAGTATGACTGACAAGACCACACTGTTCCAGCGACTTGAGTACACGATGCAGCATTGGGATTCGTGGCCTCTCAGCACTCAGGTTCATCAAATCACATCATGCTTCGCCGATTGGCACTTCTGGAGGATCAAGCGGTGGTGGGGCAGCAAGCAACCGAAAGGGAAACAATGACCAACCCAACCCAACAACTCGCCGAACTCCACGAACTCGCCATGTCCTGCCCCGGTGGGGTGCAGGGGTGTGAGTGGTGGTGTCACGGGTTTGTGCTCTACACAAAGGACGATCTTGGTGATCCGTACTGGCAATATATTGACCGGGACATGCTGCACCAACACGCCCTCGACCTCATCACGGCATCGGCGGAGAGGTGGTTGGTCAAACATCCAATCAAGATCGGTTTCTGGTGGGAAAAGGATATGACGGAAAACCGCTACCACTTAATGGTATGGAAGTGCGGATGTAAACACGGCATTCGTTGGAACCACACCCTCCCCGAAGCACTCAAGTATGCGATGGATCAATCCTCATCGTCACCGGGATAGATTTCCTGCACCGGAACCTCAAGGTCGATCTCGTTGGCCAGCGTGCGAAGCGCCAACTGAAACGCCGCACCCTCGCCGCGCTTGGTGAACTGAACCGTGCCAATCCCCCTGTCGGTCGTCGGCGATCGAACCACGACCAGGAACACCGCGTCAGCTTGCTTGAACAGCTTGTCGGCGCATTCGTTGACCATCTTCTCTGTGCGGTCTAGGTCGTGTCTCATGGTTGCCCTCACTGTGCAAAGATGAACTCGCGTTGCAGCCCTCGCCGCCCGTCCCAGAAGAACCGAAGCCAATACGCCCCGCGCGGCTTCGGCGGCATTCGTCGCTCGACACTCCAGCCCGCGAAGCCGTCAAGGTACTCGTCTTTGTACGATGGGGTTTTGACGAAATCAACCTGCCGCTGTTCGGGTATGCCCAGCGAGTTGAGCCCCGTCTTCATCATCGTGTTGTGCCAAGCGTCGTGTGTGTGGCCTGTCCAGTAGATGTCGGCATCGGCGGCAACCTGCAAACGGTTCGCGCCGATCATGTCTTTGGTCACTGGCCCGCCGCCGCCTGATCCGTGATAGTGGTGCATGACGACCGACCGCCGCTCGTTTGATCGCTGGAAACAGAACCGCACGAATCCCGCGTAGCCGCCGGGAAGAATATGTGAGCCCGTCCGGTCGTTCATCACGGTCGCAAGCCGGTCGGTCAGGTCGGTTTCGTGCCGCCCGTAGATTGATGTCTCATGGTTGCCGCGCCCGAGCAGGACGCAGTGATGGGCGTAGGGTTGATAGAAGTCCGCCGCGACTTGCACGAGCCGGTCGAGGTACGGCCCTTGCTGGTATTCCTCTCGCATCGCGGATCGGTCTTGCCGCTTGTCCCACTTGCCCTGCATCGCACAGAACAAATCGCCGTTGTCGATCCATCCCGCGTTTCGTTCGATGCACTGGTCGAGGTGCCGCCGCTCAAGTTCCCAATCGCAGTGTGCGTTGTCGTGGTGCGCGTCTGATCTGAGCAGGAACCATTGCTCCCAATCCCGCATGGACTTGACGTTGATGCGGACAGTCACCGCGTTCCGGTGGGTATTCTCCACTGTGAACGCGGGCTTCGTTTTCGCGGCTACCATGTGATTCCTTTCACCAGTTCAAGCGTCTGAGAATGGCCCTGCCAATCCTCTCGCCGTAGCGGTTCAGCACTTCCTTGCGCCGCTCGCAACTAGCACAAGGTAGCAGCGTGTTGAGGGTAATCGTGCGGATTGCCTGCTCTACCAAGTCGCCCAACTGCGGTATGTTCGCATCGTCCTGTGCGTTGAGGTTCACATTGTCCGCATCATCGAAGCCCCCGCCGTCTTGGGGTGCGCATTGCGGGCGCGTGTCAACCAGTCTCGCGGGACGGCTGGCACACGGCCCGGTTCTCGATGTCAGGATCAGATCGGGCTCGTCAGTCAACTCGATCGTCGTCGGCTGTGCCCCTACCGAATGGAGACACCCAGCGCCCTCGATCGCGTTGACAACGACGTGACCCTCGCCCGGCGCCATGCCGTCGCCCGGGCGGTATCCGATCGTCCGCTCGACCAGCTCGCCGTTCACGATGTCGAACCATCGCGCGGGCTGGGTGCTGTTGCATCGGTTCACTCGATATATCGCATCACCGCCAGGATCGGGGCACGGGTCATTCGTCCAAACCCCCTCGGTCGGGTCGTCTGTGCCGACTCCCGCGATGGGTGTATATCTGGCTTGCCCCACGAGCAGCGTGAGCGCCCCCTGCGGCCTTTGAGCAGGGTCATAGGTAATCTGAGTCGATCCCTCGCACTCGACCGCGAGAGGCCATTCAGTGCCGCACTCGTCGCTAGTCCATGACACAGCAACCGGGTCGTCTTCGGTTGTCTCGCCCGTCAGCACAAACAGGTCGCCTTCGTAGTAGCAGTTTGGGTGGGCATTGACGTTCGTTGTGTGGTCAACGGGTATTGTCCGCGACCCGCCGCACTCTCTCGCAATGGCATACTGGTCGGGCTCGTCACACAGCGGGATATCCTCTGCCGTGACAACCGCGAACCCTTCCACGCCGCCCTTGCGTTGGGCTACAGCAGAGTTGAAAAGCCGACACCCTTCAAAGTTGCTGATTGGAACGCCGAGCGGTGAGGGAAGAACAACGCTTCCCGGCGTTGAATCTGCCTTGAACCAAAACAGGATTTCGCTCTGGTACGGCGTTTGGTCGTCAAACGGCGTAGGGAACCCGCCCATCGCGTACACCAACTGCGTGACGTATATCTGATTGTCATCCAGAACGCCCCCATACTCAGCGTTCAGGGATTCGCCACAACCGGTCAGGACGGAAACAACAACTGTCTCGATTACGTCGGTTTGATTGTTTGGGTATTGAACCCGGATTTGCGCCTCAAACGATTGCGTGCTGGGGCTACCCGATGTCCTGCGAGTCAGCAGCCGGTTCGCGCCGGTCGTGCTCAGGATATTGATCGGCGAGTTGTTTCTTCGTATCGCGCCGCATTCCACCAATCCGTCTAAGCCGTTGCCTGTCAAGTCGTGGTGGTTCAGGTTGGGGAGTATGCCCGAGAATCGAATCTTCCAGCATGGGGTTGTTTGAAACAGGGAACAGGGATAGCCGCCACCGTCGCAGCAGCAAGGCGCGTCCCCGGTAAGGACACGCCCGCCGCTGACGACGACACGCCGGTCTTTGACGAGGATGCGGGACATTACGGTGCAGGTGTGAACCCGCCAACACTCCGCTTGCTGTTACCAACGTTCGTGACGTTCGACACGGTGACGATGCCCGATCCCTCGATGATCTTCGTGCCGCCCAGCGTGATCGAAGTGCCGCCGATTTCAAACGGACGGCGCGCCTTCGACAGATCAAGCGTGCCGCCGACCGATACGAGCGTTGGATACGCCGCGTTGACGAGCGTGACATGCCCGCCGTAGTTGGTGAGCGTGGTGCTGGTCGTGCTCGCCGCGTCGTCAAGGTCGATAATCACGCGGGCGTTCTCGCCAACAATGATGCTCGTACACGCACGCTTGATCGTCCAAGTCCCCCGCATGACCCGGCAGAGCGTGATCTTGGTTGAGTTGTACCCAATCTCGCCCGTGCCGCCGTATGCGTCGAAGTTCGTCACGACGGTCGAATCCTGGACATTCACCGAACCGCCCGTAACCGCGACCTGTCCGAAGGTGCCCGAACCCTGCAAGGTGTTGATCGAGCCCGGCCCGCACGCGAAGTTGTTGATGACACCCGACCCGCCGCCCGCGTCGAGGTAGAGCGACACCGCGCCGTAGTTCGTGATCCCGTCACCCGCCGCCGTGTCCGCGTCAACCGTCAACGGGCTCGAACCCGTGCCCAACTGCCCCTGTGCCCCTGCATGGATATCGAGGTAGTCGATACCCGTCGTGAGCCCTGACTGATCGGTCGATGTCGTAAGCGGCTGGCGATTGCCAAACGGCTTGTCGATGATGAGTGTTGCGTTGTCTGCGAAACCCGTAGCGTCCGACCAGTTGGCCGCCGCAAGCGAAGTCGCGCCCTCGTTG